TATGCTTAGCGTGCCCGTAGATACAGCAAGGTAAGCATCGTCAGCCGCCGCGATGAATTGTGCCTGGCTCTGATAGGCAATTGAGCGTGTAAGGTTTTGCAATACCATGTTGGTTCTGGCAAACACGGCATTCACCGCGCCGGTAAGAACGTCGGAGGTCGCAAGTTCGGGTACTTCCAGCCCTAACTTGCCGATAATCGCCGCGTCGTCCTTCATGCTTTCAAAGCCAGCGCGCTTGAATATGGCGCGCAATTCCTTTTCGGTATAGCCGGACAGCTTAGCAATTCGCGCGACTATCTTGTCATACAACTTGTCTGCGGCTAAATACTTGTGTGCGTAGAATAGCGCCGGATTTAGGGCGTTTTTTGCCCGTAGAAGCCCAGATAGCGACTTTGACGAATCAACCAGCGTGCGCAAGTAGAAGGCTTCGAGCCTGTCCTCAAGCGGTGCGACAATCGCGTCAAGTCTATCGAAAGGTATCATGCAACCAGCCTCGTCACATCCGCGCTGACCACCAGCATGCCGCTTGTAAGCGTGCTGACTTTAGCCGCCTCGATAAGCTGAATGTCGTAAACGTAAGAGCCTGGAATGAGGTCGTCAGTAACTGAAGCCTCAAGCGCAATCGTAATGTCGCCCGTTGGCGCGTCGTCGATGGTGATCGAGCCGTCCGTTCCGGTCGTGTGAGCCGCGCCGTTCAAGCGCAAAAGACCGTCACCCGTTCCGCTCGCATTCTTGCGGACCCGAACAATCGCGTCGTCGTCGCTTTCGTAGGTGGAGCGTTTGACCGTAAAGTCGAGGCTGACATAATTCTCAAGGCTGCCAACGTTAGCAATAGAAGCCGACAGCGTATCGCCTCGCTGAATAGTGATGGTTGACCCGCTAACAGCCGAAACAACCGTTATAGCGCTCGCATCAAGCAAGTCCGTTTTGGCTTTGATAGCCGATAAGGTCAGCATCAGCCCCGCGTATAATTCGTCGTAAGAGTTGTAGGTCGCCATGTTTACGCTCCAAACACATCCGTTGGCGCTTCCGCCCGTTGCTGTTGTAGCCATGACAAAGCCGTTGCCTCGTCAAGCCCGTAATTGCGTTGCAGGAATATCGACTTCGGCATCAAGCCCATATTGACTGCCTGTCGGTCTGTCTGCATTTGCGCTTCCTTGTCCACGAGGATGCTGTCGTCAAACTCGAACGCCAGGTTGTACGCGCCCTTAGGCGCAAGTCCGTAGGCGGTGGCATAGAAGTCGCACACCTCGATCAACCGCTCAAGCGCCGTCTTCAAGTTGCGCTGGATGTCGCGGATTGTGGAGTAAGTGCGCTGTTTCGAGCCCATGACTTCCGTCGCGGTGCGAGCAACCAGTTCAGGGTCGCTCAAAGTGCCGTATGCCAGCCCGCAAGCGAGTTCAATGCGGCGGTATAAGGCGGATAAACCGTTCAGGAAGTTCTGCTCCCTGAGCGTAGGAGTCCACTCCTTGAACAAGTCGCCCTCGCCCACGTTGCTTGTGCTATTCAGCGCCCGGTAGAGCCGCTTGTCAGGCAAAATCAGCGTGCCGTCATCTTTACGCTGGAACGCTACCACATCCGCATACAAGGCGCGCTTGCCGGATTCGAACTCCCATAAGAAGCCGGAATGTAACCGATCCGCCTGTTCTATCAGATCAACCGCCCGCGAGTAACAGCTCACGCCCAATGGTGATCCAGTGTCATGCACGTCACCACCAGGCGCCTTGAAATAAGCAAATAACAGCTTATCCGCGCCGATAATAGTAGCAACCGGCTCAAGTACCGCCCAATCGTCAATAACGCTCAATTGCGCTTCCCGCCCCAACTGGTGAGGGCTATCGCTCTCGAATGCTTTGTTGGTAACCGTGTAAACGCCTTGCTTGTCAATGTCATGCGCTTCAAGTTTCGTATAATACTTTTTGCCAACTTGCCTTTGCTCGACGAACACGGCGGATACAACCTCGCCGGCTGAATCGAAGCGCACTGGGTAGAACGCGTCCGCCGGAATGACACTCACGTTGATATTCTTGCCGTCCGGTACTGGCTTCCAGACCATGCCGCCTAACGCAAGCCCGACTTCCAAGTCCGTGCGAATATCATCGATAATGGGCTTAATTTGTGTCTGAAGCCACGTTGCCCGTGCCGAACCGGATAGGGTCAAAGTCATCTCGGATGTTGCCGCCCGCGCAAGTTCGCTGGCGATTGTGACGGGGAGATTTAGCGAAAAAATGGAATCATTGTCCACCCAGGGGGCTTGATTGCGGTACATTGAAGCCCACAGAGAAATTTGCTTCTGCTGCTCTTCGGTCGGGGCAATATCATACCCGATAGCCTTTTTTAATTCTTCACGTGTGAACATTCGATAAAACCATCCTTTCACGGCGTCAACTACATCAGCGATCCAGCTCATTAATTGCCCGCCTTCCGCCATTGCAGATTTAATGCGTAACGTGTGCTGTCGATGGAATGATTATTTTCATCAGGATAGATACTCATAACCAAGCCATCTTTCGTTCGCGGGTACTCATAACTGGTAAATTCTTGCGCCGTATACGGGCAGCGTTCCGGGTCAATAACAATCTTTGCCAGGTTTTGCAGCCATTTCATGCTGTACCTAACCGATTCCGGCGGCTTCTCAGCGCCCTTCACCGTAAGCCCGTAAGTGTTCAGGTCGGCGATGGATTTCGGCTCTGCACTATCGGCGATAATCAGCCTGGAATAGCCACAGCCCTTTTGCGCAATGAGCGTCTCTGCCAGTTCCTTATTGCCCATCTTGACCGCGCGAAATTCATCGTAGATGTAAAGCTCGCGCCGGCCGGCATGGTAAGACAGCCGTACCCAGTGGAGCGGATCTACCGCATAGCCAAAGTCAAGCCCCTCGTAAATATTATCGTATAGCTTGATTTCTGCGTCCGTAATGGCACGCAATTCAACGTTTGGAAAGACCATCCCGCCCGTTCCGTTGGCAATGCCCATGTACTCATTATCATAAGCGTCTGGGTTGACCTGCTTCAGATATTCAGCTTCGTCAAGGAACACCCGCCCTAACCATTCAGGCGGCATTTCCAAGTAACTGGAGTGATGTAAATAGCGGTTCTCTTTTGGAATTGCCACTTCCTTGTTTGCCCAGTGATTCATTGAGCGCGGGGTGTTGAACACCTTGAATATGTAAGCAACGTCCGTGCCGCGAATTGCCGACTGCATGATAGAACGCACTGCTTCTGGGCCTGGTAGCTGATCGTATTCCTCGAAGTGCAAAACTGCTATTGACCCGAACGGCGGCTTAATGGATTTAATAGACATAGGATCGTTGGCGCCCCGGAAGAAGATTTTCTGCCCTGTCGGGAGATATGTAATTTCCAGGGGTGACGTGGTAAACTTGAATTTCTCAGACAATCCCAACTGATCTACCGCCCACTGAATCTGCGAATAAACTGAATTGCGCAAGGTGTTTGCATGTTCACGGATACATAGCACGTGCCACGTCGGGTTATTGACCAGCAGCACCACGTCGACCAAGCTGGCAAAGCTCGACTTGCCAGAACCGCGTCCATCTGCCAGGACGTACTCGGTGTGACCATGCGCAATGATATCGCGGTACATATCCGTAAACGACCGCCCGATCTGTGAGGCGTCTAAACGCGCGATAACCGGCTCTGCTTTGCCGTCCATTTCGTTTCCATTCGCACTGGCAACTTCCTGACGCTCAACGTAGCCGNNAACGTAGCCGCGAGACTTTCCTTTTGTGGATAGCTGGTATTTGATTGCCCACGGTTCTGCCTTAATTACAGAATCCCGCAGTTTCAACACAGCAATATCAGACACTTCCTCGTCGTAATATTCTTTCAATTCGGCAATGTCGGGATACTTGGCAATATAGTCATAAATGGCAGTATGCGAGCACTCCAAGCTCTTTGCCGCCAGATATACCGCGCCCTTCGTTTTATTGAGCGCATCAATGACTATCTGCTTAGTCAATCGCCTATGTCCCATGTAAAGTTAGTAAACTCCGCGCGATCTCACGCGTCTTCAAATACCGCTTTTCTACTGAAAATTCAACAGCAGGATCACCGCCCCGTTGCCTTATTCCAACCCACGATTCAGTCATTCCACCCATCGCAGTCTGCCAACAAATATCCTTTTGCGTTTCTTCAGGTAACTCTGAAAAAGTGGCTAATTCTGCATCGTTCAAAAACGGCGATATTAGTTCATTCCAAGACTCAATAAGTATCTTGACTGGGAAACACGCGCCACCCTCAAGAATATTTACAAGCGGCGCGCCCTCGTCCCGATAACGCTTAATCCAATAACGCTCTCGCTCTTCCCATTGCTTTTGCGTTGTTTCTTCCAAAATGACCAGATTAGGCTTTAGACCGCGTTTAGACAATCCACTGATCCACGCTGTTTTGTGTGGGTTTGTGTTTTTGTCCGCAAGGTGGTACTGGTATCTAACCTTCGG